TGCAGTAACAAATAATAACCAATAGGAGAATAATGCAAATACCTTTTGGAGAATGGCTTCCTGACCAACCAGAATATTTAAATCCTGGTGCAACAACAGCAAACAATGTTTATTACGCACAAAATTCTTATAAAAGATTTCCTTCATTAGTTAATTACTCTACTAACAACATGGGAGCTAATAGTAGAGGTGCAGGTTCATTTAGAAATAATGCTGGTGCTGTATTTAACTTTGTTGCAAAAAATACAGACATTTATCAATTAGATGGTGGATCATTTACATCAAGAAAAGGATCACTAACTGGTGGAAACACAGACTTTTGGACATTTACACAATTTGGTAATTATGTAATTGCAAGTAATGGTGTAGATGCACCACAATATTATTTAATGGGTACATCAACTAACTTTGCAGATTTATCAACTATTGCAAGTGGTGTTCCTAATTTTAGAGTATCAGGTGTTGTTAGAGATTTTTTAGTAACAGGAAACCAATCATCAAATCAAAACAGAATACAATGGTCTGGTATCAATGACATTACTGAATGGACAGCAGGAACTAAACAAGCTGACCAACAAGACTTACCAGGTTCAGGTGGTGAAATAGTACACATAACATCAGGAGAGATTGGTTATGTATTTAGACAAAATCAAATCATTCGTATGGACTATGTGGGTGGTGCAACTGTATTTAGATTATCAGTTATATCTCCAAACAGAGGAGCTGTGTATGGTAGAACTGTAGCTCAAGATAATAGAAGGGTTTTCTTTTATGCAGATGATGGATTTTTTGAAATCAATGGTGATCAAGTAATTCCAATAGGTGCAGAAAAAGTAAATAGATTTTTTGATCTTGATGTTAATAAAGCATACCTAGATAGAATATGTGCAGCAGTTGATCCATTTAATCAATTAGCTTTATGGTTATATCCATCTAAAAATGATACAGCAAACACAACTGGTATTTGTGATAAAATTATTATTTATAATTATGCTACACAAAAATGGTCAACAGCAGATGCTAATGCTAGTACAATATTTTCACAATTCGTAGGTGCTTATACTGTTGAACTTATGGATATTATTTCTGAAAACCTAGATAATATTAATATTGCATTAGACACAGATTTTTGGTCTGGTGGACAATTATTATTAGGAGCAATAGATAGTGATTTTAAAGCTGCTATTTTTTCAGGCACAGAAAATCAAGGAACTATGGAAACTAGAGAATTAGAGTTGTTTCCAGGACATAGAAGTAGTATAACCAACATTAGACCGATTGTGGATGCTACATCTACTGTTACTGTAAAAAGCAGAGAAAGATTAGCAGATACTGCAACAGAATCTTCATCATCTACAATGGTTACAAGTGGCGATAATCCAGTAAGACAATCTGGTAGATATTTTAAAATTAAAGTAGTTACACCATCTGGATCTACTTGGACTCATGCTCAAGGAGTAGATATAAACGCAACAAGAATTGGATTGAGATGACAGAAAAAACTGATATAGATAATGTTAGATATAGTTTTGAAACTCAAGAGTTTTTCCAAAGACAAATTGAAGAAGCTATTAATACATTAATTAATGATCGTAACAAAGAAAGTAATAAGGCTTTCGCATGGTTTATAGGAGAATAGATGCCAACAAATATTAAAGATTATTCAACAACACAAGCAAGTAATACATCCTTAAATTCAATATCTGTTGCTGAAGGTATGTTACCTTCTAATTTGAACAATGCCATTAGAGCATTGATGAAAAACACAAGAGATTGGTTTAATGATGCACAATGGATTGAATATGGTGATGGGGATGCTGCCTATACTGCTGCTTATGCGTCAGCTACATCTTTTACAATTAATGGTGCAGATGTAACTTCAATTTATCATGCAGGTAGAAGAATTAAATTAACTGCAACAACTCCAGGAACAATTTATGGAACGATTGCTAGTTCATCATTTTCAACAAACACAACAGTTAATGTAACTTGGGATAGTGGTTCATTATCAAATGAAACAATAGACAATGTATATATTGCAGCTCTTTCAAAAACAAATAATTCAATCCCTGAATCAATAATTACAAATGCTAAAGTTGCAAGTAGTGCTGCTATTGATGCTACTAAAATACATGATGGTACAATTTCAAATACAGAATTTGGTTATTTAAATGGAGTAACAAGTGCAATACAAACTCAACTTGATGCTAAACAAGCAACTATAACTGGTTCAGCATCTACGATTGATACAGAAAGTTTAACTGCAAATAGAGCTGTTATATCTAATGGTTCACAAAAAATTGCAGTATCATCTGTTACAGATACTGAACTTGGTTATGTATCAGGTGTAACTTCAGCTTTACAAACTCAATTAGATGCTAAAATAAATACTTCAGCTATTGGTTCATCAGTACAAGCCTATGATGCAGACCTTGCTGCTATTGCAGGTTTAACTTCAGCAGCAGATAAAGGAATACAATTTACTGGTTCTGGTACTGCTGCAACATACGATTTAACAACTGCTGGTAAAGCACTATTAGATGATGCTGATGCTTCAGCACAAAGAACTACATTAGGATTAGGAACTATTGCTACTCAAAATTCAAATAATGTTACAGTTACTGGTGGTAGTGTTACAGGTCTTGGTGATCCTTCAGTTTCATCAGAAGCTGCTACAAAAAATTATGTAGATCAAGCTGTTGCAGGATTAAGAACTAGAATTATTGCAGAAGCTGCTACTACTGCAAATATAGATTTGACTGCTGATCTTGAAAATGGAGATACATTAGATGGTGTTACTTTAGTAACTGGAGATAGAGTTTTAGTTAAAGATCAAACAAATGCAACTCAAAATGGTTTATATATTGTTGTAGCTTCAGGCACAGCTAGTAGAGATCCAGAACATGATACTATTGCAGAACTATCTGGTCAAATGATTGTAGTTAATCAAGGTACTGCAAATGATAATAAAATATTTCTTTGCACAACAAATAACACAGCTTCATTAGGTTCTGACTCAATTACTTACAATGTTATTACACCATCAAATGTTGGAACAGTAACTAGCATAGGTATAGCAGATGCAGGTGCTGGTGAAATTACAGTTGGTAATACACCTATTACATCTAATGGAAATATTACACTTGCAATAAATAGTATTGCAGATACAAAATTAGGTACTATTGGTACAGCTAATAAAGTATCACTTACTGCCTTGAATATTGATGGTGGAAGTGATATAGGTGAAGATCTAACTACATCTGATTTAATAATAGTAGATGATGGTGCTGGTGGTACAAATAAAAAAGCTGCATTATCAAGAGTTGTAACTTTAATGTCAGCACAAGGATTTGTAACAGACGACCCTACAGCTCTTGCGATTGCGTTAGGTTAAATTAATAATAATAAGGAGAAAATAAGAAATGGCAAATACATTTAAAGTAGTGACATTTGCAGCAGAACCAGCGTCAGCAGGTACACCTTACAAAATGTATACGTGTGCAGGAAGTACAACAACTGTTGTTCTTGGTTTGATTCTTACTAACATACATACTACAGCAGTAACTGTTGAAGTAGAATTAGTTAGTGATACATCAAACAGAGGTGGTGCTAATAATGTAGCAAATGGTACAGCTTTTTTAGTTAAAGATGTATCAATTCCAGCAGGAAGTTCATTAGAACTTTTATCTGGTGGTAAAGTTGTTTTAGAAACAACAGATGAAATTAAAATTGATTGTTCAGTAGCTGATAAAGTTTCTGGAACATTATCTATAATGGAGATTACGTAAGATGGCTTATATTGGTAAAATACCTGCAGCAGCAGCAATTACTGCTTCTGATCTTGATCCAGCAGTTATTACTGGTCAAACAGCTTTAGCAGTAGCTCCTGCAGATACAGATGAATTTTTAATTAGTGATGCTGGAGTTTTAAAAAGATTAGATGCTAGTTTAATTGGTGGTGGAACTCATGTTTTATTAGCAACAACAAATGTAACAAGTGGTGTTTCACAAGTAGATTTTACTTCTGGAATTGATAGCACATATAAAAACTATATGATTTCTTTTACAGATGTTCATCCAGCAACAGATAGTGTTCA